TCTCGAAACTTTATCTTTATCTGGTCTAAATTCATGAACAGGAATGCCCGCACGTCTTAAATCTTGAAGTAATGATTGCCCTGATGCACGTTTCTCGACTAATACTAAATTAGGTTTTACGTCCCAGTATGCTTCTTGGGCTATACGTCTTAAATCAGGATACTCTACTCTGTCTTTCCATGCTTCTATTAAATGTATACATGCTTCGATAACACCATCTTCATTGATACGTGAGAATACTCCCCATGTCGTTCTGGCTGAAAAGTCAGCAGACTCTCTCGTACTAAAAGCAGTATCATAACTTTGAACGATAAAATCGTATTGAGGTTCGTGATCCAATTTACGCCACCAATCTCTCTTGAGTATAGCACCTTGTTCTGCCGTAGGACGTTGCTGGTATAATGACTCCCATACTCTATCGCCGACTGTAGCTTTAATTTTTTCTAATTTAGGCACGGGATATGCTTCTGGCCACAAAGCATCACCGTTTGCGTTTATAGCTGGTAGGTCTAAAACTTTCCAGTTTTCACCTGAGTTCTCTAATATCCATCCAGCTAAATCTTCTTCGTGCCATCGAGTTTGAATTAAGATAACTTTACCTCCTGGCTGTAATCTCGTGTAAGCGACTGCTTTGTACCATTCGATTAAGTTTCTTCTCTGAAGCCCGGACTCAGCTTCTTCACGCCCTTTTATAGGATCATCAATAATTAATAAATGTGCACCTCTACCTGTAATAGCACCACCAGCACCCACGGCGCTATACGTCCCGCCATGTACTGTGTGAAAACGTTTAGCGGAGCTTGAATCTTCTCTTAGACCTACACCCTCAAAGACTCTCATGAAATCTTCTGATTTTAATTGGTTACGAACCTTGCGTCCAAAATCATCAGCTAGTTCTTGAGCATAAGTGGATTGAATTACAAAATTTCTAGGATTACGTCCTAGGTACCATGCGGGAAAAAATTCAGAGCAGAGCATGGACTTACCATGTCGTGGTGGCATAAAGATAGCTAATCTGTCAATTTCACCTTTCTCTAAACTTTCTAGGTTTTGTCCAATAAGTTTTATATGTGCAGGATCATTGTACCCTGGATACATATGTTTAGCATAATCCAAAATTCCAGATTTTGCGGCACTATTGGTAGCTTTAGTTCTTTGTTTTTCTAATATTTCGAAAACTTGTTCTTTTACATTTTTAGATACTTTCGGATCTAAAAGAATGTTTCTAGCTTTCTGTACCAGTTCCTGTTTCATTATTTCCTTTATTAAACATAAATACATCGAAAGGTAAACAATAACTTTCAATGGATATAGCAGTTCTTCCTCTATCAAGTTCTTTTTTTTCAAAAAAATTTTTTATAGGTACCCTCTGTTTTTCACATTCTTCCAGAGAAAGAAACCCTTTAGCCCCCTTATAATATATCATAGGATACTCTGGAAAATTTAATAACACTATTAAAAACCACACTTTAATCATAAATTATTATATATTTTATTTATACACAAAACAGTCAATAGTGATAAAGCTTACGCTTAATCCACCAACTTTCTCGAAATCGTAAAAGAAACTTATACTATTTTTTTTACGTTAAACTTAATACGATTTATTTTTTTACTCGATTACTAATTCTAAAAATAAAAAAAACTCTCTAAAATTAATTAGAGAGTTTTAATATTAAATATATATATTTAGTAATTAAAGATTAGAAATTTTTTCTTCGAAGAATAAAATATTATTCTCTAGAGATTTTCTATTAGAAATTTTATTATCTTTATCGTTTAAGAATTTTTTATTTTCTTCGATAATAGTTTTAATTTCTTCTTTATTTTCTTTAGTATCGTTATTATTTTCTACTACTAAACGTATAGTAGAAAAGCGATTATTCTCTTTAGTATCGTAAGAATAATCTACTTTACGATAATTAGTTAAAGTAAATAAATCTTTAATAGTAGTCGAAAATTTAGCTTCTTCGAATATTTCGTAAGAACGAGTATTTTCTCTTTTTATATTTATTAATCTAAAAAGAATTTTATTACTCGCTAATACTTTAAGCGAAGAAGGAAATTTTTTATTTTTATTACTATTTTCCATTTCTATATTTCTCCTTTCTATCTATATTTTTATAGATTATTTATTAAAAAGTAAAGCTTATTACTAATAAATAAGCGATAATAATTATAATAAAAGTCATATTTCTCCTCTTTCTGTTAGTAACTTATATCTAAAATAAATTAATAAAAATCATTTAAAACAACTAAAAAACCAGGAAATTTTTAATTTGTTGTAATATTTTATATTTCTATTATCTGTATTTATTTATTATTAGACTTACACGTAAGTCTAAGGCGGACGGTTGATGCTCAATGCTCAATGACTTAATCTTAATGCTCAACCGCAAGGCGGCGGAGTGCGGATGCTCAAGGCTCAATAACAAAAAAACGAGGGCGCCTGTGTGACGCCCCCGAATAATGTTATTTTATAGCTGCTGCAAGCTTTTCGAATTTATCGATGTTGGCTTGTGCTTTGGCTTGAATAGCTTTCGGTAAATCCTTGAGAACTTCTTTGTTCTTTTTAAGGACGACCTCTAAGATGTCTTTAGTTTGTTTGGTAACATTAACACCCTCGATAAAACACATGGTTACGAACTTCTTGAAACGGTTGTTTTGTTTCGTTTCGTATTGCATGTCTAAAGCTGTGAAGCCACGGTCCACGGCCTCTGTGATACTATGCGCTGTTTTATATCGGTCGTATCGTGCCCAGGATTTTCCTGATGGTTTCTTTTGGTTAATATAAAGAAATATGATTGCACGGTTCTCTAATACTTTTAGAGATGTTGGGAACTTTTTATTCTGAGTCATAAATTATTCTTTCTGTTTTTTATAGCTTAATTGCTATGGTATAAATATATATTATTCTACGCAGAATAAAACAATTAAAAATAATAAATGTTAATAACTTTGTTCCTATAAAAATTCATATATATAAGGGCCGCCGCCTCACGCCGCATCATACCGCCGCCAGGCGGGCGGACGGTGGAGGAAGGCTGCTGAGCCCGTGGCTCTTGCCTCCCGCAACAACACTCAGCCTGCGGAGGCTAACTTGTCAAGGTAAGTGACCAACTCATCATCACTCATCGTGTCAAGGACGGAGTGTTTGACTTCCTTCTTCTCAACCAAGTACCCCAAGAGTTGGGCCTTCAACCTCGCAGCCTGGACGGCGGCTCCCAGTTGTTTCTTCTCGACTGCCGCCTCATACAACACGTCAAGCTTCTCAACCTCCTTGTCAAGAGTGTGAATAGACTGCTGCTGATGGACCGCCCGCCCTCGGCTCACCGCTCTCAGGATTTTATCCTTCTTTAGTAAGCGAGTGGCTTGTACATGAGCTGAGGATTCGGCGTAACCTGCCTCTAAAGCCGCTTTCCTCTTAGGTAAACCTGATATAATGTTATTGACGAACTTCTTTTCCTTGTCTGATAAAATCTTATTCTCAACCTCGGAAAATTCTATAATGTTATCCATATAATTAACCTCTAATTTATCTTATTAGAGGCTAAATGTATAGATTTTTATTTACATCTTAAATAAATCGGGAGATTTAAACTGGAATTCTGTATCATCTTCTACACAGTTTGTTAAGTAAGTAAGGTAAGTGGAGATGTTATCAAGAGTTAAATGGCCTTTCATATAGACTATCGTGTCCTCCCAACCATCGTATAATTCTACTTTTGTTAAATTTCTCTCAGTGGTTTTTCCAAGAGGTGGATTTAAAAGATGATATACAGTAGCAAAATGTTCTAGTTCTCTGCACATCCCTATTTTCTTAGTAACAGTAAATTTGTCATCTTTTACATCTACGACAACTAATTTTTGTATTTCTTCTGCTTTCATATCATTCTCGCTTTCTTTTTGTTATAGTTAATAATAAACTATTAAGAACACGATTAAACAATAATTATCTATCTCTTGATATTTGAGTTATATTATCTGGAGAAACTATACGTGCTACCGTTAACATATGCCAAACATCTATATCGTAACTAAACATACGAGTTTTACAGAAATCAAAATGATAACCTTCTTTTTCGTATTTTTCTTTGTAATAAGAGCCCATGTGCTCACTTTTAAAATACTCATCTAAATTTTTGTTTAATACGAAAGTCTCGCAACCATTACCTTTTGCATTAAAAGCTATCTGCTCTGGATTCTCATCATATGGCTCTATTCTACCACCATCTTTTAAGTAGTCATATTCTTCTGTTAACTCTTTCCACTCGGCATCAGTGAAACTTCTTTTTTGGTGCCAGTAATTAGTATATCCCATGTTAGCTATCTCCATTCATATCGTTATAAGCATCAATACCGTGTAACATTCCTGCTTCTGCGGCCATCTCGCCTCTTTCCATATCTTCTTGATAAATCTTATCAGCCTTTTTCTTATCGTTATGTAACTGTTTAGTATGCTGAACCTTAAGTTTATCGAAATCTTCTTCAGTAACGGTACCGTGAGTACCATCGTAATATTCGATATTAAAGACATGACGAGGTAATTTATGCTGCTCATAAATAGTAACTCTTGAAATCTTTCTAAACACTAATAAAGCCATATGTTTTCCTTTCTATTGTTATTATTAATAATAAACTTTTTATTATCAAGTTAAACCAAAATTAAATCTAGGAGCTTTTATAGGTAGTATATATCGTTTCAACTTGCCTAATGGTCAAATGGACTATCCTCCATTTTTCAGCTAACAACACGTCTGTTGCTCATAACCTCGCAAGCATAGTTTCTTGCGAATCTCTAATTGTAGAGGGCTCCACCATGGAACCCCCTACTCTACGGAGGAAAAAGGTACAGTAGTATACCTTTAACAAAACAAGACTAATATGTTTTGACGCCATGTACACAACTATTTCATATCGAAAGTTGATTTAGGCGACTTACTCTGCGACCCAGCTTTGTCTCTATCTTCAGTAGCGATAAAGCCTCTATCTCTGTCCCAGTCTAAATCTATTGTTTTACCTCCTGCTTTTACAAAATCTTTAATCTTCATACCGTTTTTATAATGATTAAATCTTTTCCAGCCCTCGCACCCTACTCGTTTAGGGTTTTTAGGAGCAAGTAGTTGTATTCTTGCATCGCCATCGTACTTTAAGACACCAGTCTTATCACTAGGTGTATTAATTACTTTTGGTTTTGCCTTTCCATTGGCTTTTTTAGCCTCTGGAGTAGTCTTTCTAACTGCTGGTTTTTGTCCAGAGCTAGTTATAGCAGATTGTGTTTGCATATTGATTCTCCTTTCTGCGTATAATTAAATATAAAATAGATTAAATCCATTTAAAACCTTTATTTTACGAATTAAACATTAATATGATACCGCCGACAATTAAGATAGTCAAAATAGTAAAAAAATCCATTGTTTTTCCTTTATTATATAGAGACCAATTCACAACTTAGAGTTAGTGACTCAGGATTGCGTCTAGCCTCGGGAGATTAGAGGGATTACTTGTAAATATCACTAGTAATCCCTAGTTTTTAGTAGTGGATATATAGAATTAACGATTGGGATTAGGGATTGCCATTTAGTAAAATGAAAAATCAGTAAAATCATTTCGCCCTCTATATATACAGGTTAATTTAAGAGTTTACATTCATAACACTCTAACTTTAACATAAAATTAGCAAGTCGTAATTTCCACCAGTTTCTCATACGTTCACTATCTGATTGAGCAATAGCTCTTTCCATTTTTGATACACAATGCCAAAATCTATTAGTTGATTTCATGTTTTTCTCCTGTAGTTGCTGATTTAAGTTTATTGTAATCGCTAAAGTCCATATCTAAAAACAATGGTTTATCGTTTGGATCAGAAGAATACATTATCTCGCAACGCCAATGACTGTCGTCATGGCAAAATTTCCAAGGGATAAGTAAATCCATATCTTTAAGTTTAGTATAAGACATCATTCCATCTACTTTACCTATGGGAAACACTTTATCTTCGTTATCTTTAAGCCAATCTAATGAGATATATCTATTTTTATCTCCATATTTTGCTTTAGCATTCAACTCTAATAATTTTTTGAATGGTACTTTTTTAACGTCTAACATATCTTTCCTTTCTGTTTAAACTTATTATACTATTTTTTTAAGTCACTAAAAACCTATTTATTCTTCTACTTTAAACCAATATGGAGCATTACGACCTTTGTTATATTTAGCAAAATAAGCTTTTTCTGCTTGATAATACTTTCTGTAAGCTTCTACAGGGTCAGCACCTTTATATTCTTCTGGCATACATTGAGGTGGAGGATGCCAACCTGTATCTGGTATTTTTTGACGTATGTCGTCTGTATTAAGTTCTGCAATTTTAGCTCTAGTCTTATGTTCTTTAGAGCCAAATCGTATGTAGAACTCGTCACATAAGTAATCTGCTAATTCGCATAAAAAATCGTAGTGTCTACGAGATTGGCCTGTCCATAATGTAGCGGGATGCTTGGAAAAAGCACCATTGACATTCATATTATAGCCAACGTCAAAGCCATGAGTTCGTGCGACTATACTTAACATCTGAGCTGATTCTAATATCATCTTCGGTACATGCTTATCGCAGTGATAATGTGCTGCGACTAAAGGGTGTGGATGTAAGTAAAATATATTCATGATTTATCTAAAAATAACATAATACTACTTCCTGCAAATATCATACCGACACTGAAGGGTACGATGTAATGAATCCACGCTACGGCGTTTGCGTTAAATATGTCATGACTAAATATATAAGTAGATAGTGCAACTGTAATAGTAACACTAAATATAGCAGTTGTTTTTATCATAATTTTCCTTTCTATTGTTTATTTAAAATATAATCTAATTTATACCTAATTATACCTAAAATACTATCAGTGTGATTAACTTCTACATTATAGTGCTTATCTAAGTCACGAAGGATAAAAATAAGTAAATCACGTTGCTTTT